CAGCACGGGCTGCGCATCGCGGCCGGGGAGATCGAGGACCCGTCGTTCTTCATGGCGTGGTGGGGCGCCCCGGATGGTGCCGACCACCGTGATCGGAAGAGGTGGGCCGGGGCGAACCCGGCGCTGGGTGATCTGCTCGATGAGGACGACATGGCCTCGGCGCTCGGGCGGACACCTGAGGCGGAGTTCCGGATCAAGCGGCTGTCGCAGTGGGTCGCGACGTCGCAGGCGTGGCTACCGGGCGGGGCGTGGGAAGCGCGCGAGGACCGGCGGCCGGTGCCTGACGGCGCCGACGTGGTGCTCGCATTCGACGGGTCGTTCTCCGGTGACTCCACCGGGCTGACGGTGCACGAGCTCGGCACCAACCACATCGACGTCGCCGGGCTGTGGGAACGCCCGCCCGATGCGGTCGACTGGCAGGTCGACATGGACGAGGTCGAGCAGACGATCCGGGAGGCGTGCGAGCGGTGGCACGTCGAGCTGATCGCCTACGACCCGAGGATTTGGCAGCAGCTGTTTCAGCGCCTGGCGGCCGAGGGGTATCCGTGTGAGCCGGTGTCGCAGGGGCAGGTGATGATCGCCGCCGCGCAGAAGTTCTACGAGGCTGTGATCAACGGCGGGCTGACGCAGTCGGGTCATCCGGGCCTGGCGCGGCACTCAAGCAACGCGGTGGTGAAGTCGTCCCCGCAGGGCCCGCGGGTGCAGAAGGAATCGAAGGGCTCGCCCCGCAAGATCGACCTCGCGATCTGCGCGGTGATGGGCCACGCCTACTGCTCGCAGCTAGCTGAGCCAGCCCCCGAGCCCTACATCGGAGTGATCTAGATGGCGAAGTTCTGGCCGTTCAAGCGTGGCGTGCAGGCCCGGTACAACGAGTTCGAGGCGTCCGGGGCGGCGTCGTTCTTCTCGACCACGTATGGCGATCCGGACCACGAGAAGGTCCTGCCGCTGTTCACGTCCTACGCCCAGCAGGCCTACGGCAACAACGCGGTTCTGTTCGCGGTGATCCTGGCCCGGCTGATGCTGTTCTCCGAAGCTGAGTTCACGTGGCAGTCCCACGTCGACCGGAGCCTGTTCGGCAACGCCGACCTGGCCAAGCTGGAGAACCCGTGGCCGAACGGCACGACGGGTGAGTTGCTGGCGCGGATGGAGCAGGACGCGTCGCTGGCGGGCAACGCCTACATCCGGGACATCCCCGAGGCGAATCGCCTGGAGCGGCTGCGCCCGGACCGGGTCACGATCATCAGCTCGCTGACCAGCGACGACCTGGACCGCCCGTACCGGGAGGTGGTCGGCTACGGCTATGACAGGACCGGCACCGGTCAGGACACCGAGGTGTACGACGTCGCCGAGGTGGCGCACTGGTCCCCGATCCCGGATCCGGTCGCCGAGTTCAGGGGCATGTCGTGGCTGTCGCCGGTGATCCGTGAGGTGAACGCCGACGCCGGCATGACCGAATACAAGATCAAGTATCTGGATCATGCGGCGACGCCGAACCTGATGGTCCGCTACGACCAGCAGCTGAAGCCGGAGACGATCACCTCGTTGGAGGACCGTCTCGCGGCCCGGCACGGCGGCGTGCACAACGCGTTCAAGACGATCGTCCTCGACTCGGGCGCCAACTATGACGTGGTCGGCAACAGTTTCGAACAGATGAGCTTCGTGACCGTTCAGGCCGCCGGTGAGAACAGGATCGCCGCCGCCGGGGGTGTGCCGGGGATCGTCGTCGGACTGAAGGAAGGTCTGCAGGCCGCGACCTACAGCAACTTCGGGCAGGCGATGCGCCGGTTCGCGGACCTGACGATGCGCCCGCAGTGGCGTTCGGCGTGCGCTGCGCTGGCCCCGCTCCTGCAGCCACCCGCCGGGGCGCGGCTGTGGTTCGACGCGAGGAACATCGCCGCGCTGCAGGAGGGCGCGAAAGAGCGAGCGGACATCACGCTCGTGCAGGCCCAGGCGATGGCCGTGCTCGCCCGGTTCGGGTGGGACGCGGACTCCATCGTCAAAGCGGTGCCGGCCGATGACCTCACCCAGTTGACGCACTCCGGTGTCGTGACGGACATGACCTCGGCCGTGCCGAAGGCCTCACCGCCGCCGCTGCAGCTACCCGACCCGACCGGCAACGGCAACGTGCCGGCACTGAACGGAGCTACGCCATGACGATGTTCACGCGGTTCGTGCCGCTCGACGACATCCGCATCCGCTCCGGTGGCGACGGGCGCACCGTCGAGGCGTACGCGGCGATCTTCAACACCCCGGCTGAGATGTCCGACGTGGACGGCAGCTACCAGGAGCAGATCGCGCCGGGCGCGTTCACGAAGACGCTGCAGGAACGGGCCGCGCAGATCGGCGTGTTCTACAACCACGGTCGCTCAATCGACGGGTTCCCGTCGGACCGGTACTCGATGCCGCTCGGCGTGGTCGAGGAGATCCGCCCCGACGCGAAGGGCCTGCTCACCGTCACCCGCTACTCGCGGACCGACCTCGCCGACGAGGTGCTCGAGGGGATCCGGATGGGCGCGATCCGCGGGCAGTCGTTCAGCGGCATGTTCACGAAGTCGGCGCCGCGCAGCCAGCCGCCCCGCGGCGGGTACCACGCCGGCCGTGACGGGTCGCTGCCGCTGATCACCCGCACCGAGATCGCGCTACGCGAGTACGGCCCGACACCGTTCCCCGCGTATGAGGGCGCCGGGATCGTCGGTGTCCGCGCCGCGCTTGCGTCGCTGCTCACCTCCGGTGGGTTACAGTTGGATTCAGCTTCAACTTCGGGCACCACTCCTGGCGAGCCGGACCCGACCAGCGCCACTCCCACGGGAGCCGGCGCACAGGCCGATGAGCCGCAGATGCACTCCGCTCGGCTACGCGCCCACATCCGTGCCGCGCGGATCGCTCGCCAGATGGAGTAGCCATGCCACCCCGTGCAACCGAGATCCGGACGCGTCAGGCGCAGATCCGGACCGACCTGGACGCCCTCGAGACGCAGCTCGCCGGGGATGACGTCGACAACGTCGAGGAGCTGCAGACCCGCTCGGATGCGTTCCTGGCCGAGTGGGACGAACTCGCCGACGAGCTGAAGCCGCTCGCCGAACGCGAAGACAAGATCGCGAAGGTCCGTTCGGCGATGGCCGACGAGGGTAACCGCACCCCCGGGTTCGGCGCCCCCGATGTCGGGGTCCGCACCGCGGTCAAGGACCCGTTCGAGGACCTGGACCGGGTCCGCTCGGGCATGGTCCCGTCGTCGGACATCCGGGCCCGGGCGTTGACCGCGATCGAGCGGTTCGCGAAGCGCTCCGACCAGTGGCACATGGACGATGAGGCCGCGAAGGAAGCGACCCGCAAGGTCGAGGCGATGGGCGCGAACTTCGGTTCCGCGGCGGCCAGGCACATGCTGGAGACCGGCTCCCCGGAGTACCTGTCGCACTTCCAGTCCTATCTGCGTGACCCGGTGGGTTACCAGGGCCGCGCCGCGATGGCCCTGTCCCCGTCGACTGCGGGCGGGTACCTGGTGCCGTTCACGTTGGACCCGACGATCATCCTCACGAACTCCGGTTCGGCGAACCCGTACCGGCAGGTCGCCCAGATCAAGACCACGGCGACGAACACCTGGAACGGTGTCACGTCCGCGGGTGTGAACGCCGAGTGGATCGCGGAAGGCATCGAGGCCGCGGACGCGTCCCCGACCGTGGGGCCGCTGCAGATCACCCCGGTGAAGGCCGACGCGTTCGTGTTCTCCAGCAAGGAACTGGAGGAGGACAGCGACTTCGCGCAGCAGCTCCCGGTCCTGCTGTCCGATGCGAAGGACCGCCTCGAGGAGGCCGCGTTCGCGACCGGCGTCGGCACCACGACACCGTTCGGTGTGGTCACCCGCGCCACCTCCTACGCCCCGACCGGGTCGGCCGCGGGGCCGCGCACGCAGGACGTGTACGGGCTGCAGACGCAGCTGCCGGCGCGGTGGCGCGGACCGAACGCTAGGAACGTGTGGCTGGCGAACCTGGTCACGATCAACGCGCTGCGGCAACTGCCGAAGTTCACCGGCGCGCAGGTCCCCCTCGTCGACGACACCGGCACCAACCCGGCGATGCTCGGCAAGTCGATCCTGGAGTCGACGTCGATCTCCTCGACGTTCTCCAACGGGCAGAAGGTGCTGGTGTACCTCGACGGTCAGCAGTTCTACATCGTCGACCGCATCGGCGTCTCCATGATCTACGAGCCGTTCGTGATCGGCACCAACCGCCGCCCTAGCGGGCAGTC